ACCCAAACGCTCGGCTTCGGCTTCCATCTTGGCCAGAGCCTCGGGGCCCACAACGCCACCGCTCCCCAGCACATTGCGAGCGGTATCGATCTGACTGCCGAGAGCGCGAGCATCTGCCTCATAGCCAGCAATGCGGCTGTTGTAGACAGTTTCCATTCTGCCGCGCTCAACAAGCGTTTCGGCATAAGTCATGCCAGGCAGGGGTTCTGTTGGAACAGTATCGATTTCTGCGCGCACTTGATCAAGCGGTGCAGTCATTGCCCGGAATAGCCCATTGTCGCGGACGGCTGCGCCATATGCGTTATTAAACCAGGTATCAGCCGTCGCTTCCGGCATACCGCTGTCGATCAAAGCCTGGCGATTTTCTTGCAGCGTCGAATACAGCAGCTCGGGCGTAGAGCCCTCCACACGGGCCAGCTCAAGCGCAGAGGTGGCAAACCCTGTCGCAACCTCAGAACGGCGCTCTGCGGCCGCTGCACGGGCTCTGGTCTGATAAACGCTGGCATAGCGACGGCTGGCGTCTGCGGTGCTGTTACGCAGCCGTGACTGCAAAAGACCGGCGGCCTCCGGGTTTAGATATCCAAGAGATGCCGAGAAGCCATCGACGATATCCTCAAGCTGCGTGTTGACGGCTGAGAACGGCGTGTTGTTGTCGCTCGCAGATTGCAGCAAAGCCGAGATCTGGTTCTCTGCTTCGAACTGGATCTCGGACACAGCAACGCGATTAGCTGTCTCATATGCCGCTTGCTCTGCGATCGAGACACCAGGACCACCCTGCTCTTGCAAACGTTGCAAGATCGGCAATGCGCCTTGCTCGCGCACCGCTTCCTGGCCAGCTATCTCTGCGCGGCGCACTTGCTCACGATAAATAAAATCGCTCATGCGATCGACGTTCTGAGAGATCGCCTGGCCCAAGCCGGCGACTTCGCGCATAGGCGAATAGTCTATGCGTGTCGGGGCCTCAGCTTCAACGCCCAGCCTGCGATATCTCGGAAGAATGGCCATCGATTATTCCTATTCTATTGCGCCAGGCTGCAACGTAAGCGAACGCTGGATGCCCTGCCCCAGAGCACCCATTGCATTGACAATGCCGGTCTGGAACGCAGCGCGGCCAGCCATGCGATAGACTTGCGCCTGGGCGGCTGCGCCCTCGCGCGCCAGGACAGCATTATCGAGAGCGGTGCCATATTCTGCGTAGGCTTCAGCACGAGCAAAATCTTGCAGGACGCGGGCGCTGCCGCTGGTCGGATCCACGTTACCGGCACCGGCCATTGCGATCGTCGATGCAAGGGTCTCATTGAGATTGCGGAGAACCATTGCGCCTTGTTGCTTGTAAGCGATCGCCTGGCTGCGGCCCTGGATGCGCGCCTGTTCAGCCTGGGCGTTATACATCCGCTGCTGCGTCCGACCTGCTGAGATCGATCCTGCGGCCGAAACTGCTGCCAATGCCATCTGCATGTTAATCCCCCAAACTTAGGCGATATTCCATCGCAATGAGATTGAGCTTCAATGGATAGCTCTGCGTCACTGTGATCTTTCCCTCATCAGTATAGCCCAAGAGCCCGTGAATAGTCTTGCGCCCTGTGAAGGATGGGATCGGATTGTTGAACACGGCAGTGCCAATGATCTGGAACGATACCAGGTGCCCATTGATGTTCATGTGCTGACTATCTTTGACCAGAGCATCGACCTGCAAAACGCGCTTCTGCACGCCGAGAGAGCTGCCGGTCGGCAGATTAGGCTCTTGCGGCATGGTGCGGATCTCGACAGGTATATCGATCCCGATCTCGTAATCTTCATCGGCCGCCGGTGAGATCGATACAGTATAGGGTGACGAGCTCGGCACTGTGCGCTGGGCTTGGACTAGACCATCAGCGCGAACCCACACCAAGGTATTCGGCAAATGATTGACGGCCGCCGAAGATGTGGCGGATCCGACTGTTGCGTAGAGCGAACTATCGAGCAAAGCATCTTGGTCAAAGCGCTCCAGATAATACTTTGTCGTTGCATTGATCGTCCGCTTTACGATCACATAGACTTGATCGAGCTCGGCCGCGACGGCGATAAACTCATCGCCTTCATTGATGCCGGTTGTGAACTCTGATGCTGCGATCACGCCCTGGCTGGCCAAGACAGAGTAAACTGTCATCGATCCATCTTCGCCATTTACGACATAGAGCGAGTCGGTTTCGTCCGTGCTGGTGCCGCGACGAACTGCAAGGTCAACAGGGTTCTTAATCAGATGTGAGCTGAGAACCGAGATCGGCGTGATCTGATAGCTGGCCGTGCGATCAGTGTATTGAAACGCATTGATCGACTTACCATTGCGCTGCACAAAGATTGACGCGCCGTTCAAATCTTCGATCGGGACACCGGCTTTGACGCCCAGGCGGGTCTGCGGCCGCACCAAGAGCGTTGCCGGCGTAATGGGCTGGCCTTCGCTATTGGTGACGATGAACTCACCACCGGTCGAAAAGATCCTCAAATCAGACTGCGATGCAATCCGCGTGATCGCGTTGTATTGGTTTGTGGCGATCGTAGCCTCAACACCCTCATCATCCAGACCGGTGCCGGGATCAAAGTCAAAATAGTTAATGACGCGCGAACCCCAGATCGTGTTGGTGCGCGATTTCGACCCGCCGAAATAAAGCCGATTCTGGTGAAACGTGGCCGATCGCGGCCATCCACGAGCGGCTGACCATGCGTCCTCATAACCGCTTTCTAATTCCCAATCTCCGGCATTTAGCTTTGATGTGTCAAAAAAGGGAACCTCGGTAACGGCCTTCATTGTTGTTGCGTTGACATACTGCACCAGTCTGGCGCGGCCAAAACCATTTTTTGCTTGCACATAATTTCCAACAGAACCGGCCGAAAATATGCTATGTTGAGCAACAAGCTCAATGTTGCCGCTAATTCCGCTTGGTGTAATTTCAGATGCCGGCTCTGTAACTGTCAGTGTAAAAGCAAACTTTGGAATGGTCACAAACGGCACATTTTCCCAAGTCCAGGACGTATCACTGTTGCGCACCAGGCGTTTGGTTTGCAGATCCTCATGGCAGATGATCAACGTATCGACGGCTTGAGTATAATCCAGCTCATCAAGCATTGCTGCCGTCAGGCCGGTTGCCGTGATGTAATCATTGCCGGATCCGTTGATATTGGTCTGCCGAACGCCGGCTTTGTAAACGTAAATCCGGCCGGCAACCAACACCAGGAGATAGCTGTCCGTTGTCGAAAACTCAAACGGGATCATCTTGAAGGCAGTGAAGCCAGTAAAGTCACCGACATAACGCAAACCATCACGGCGACGAACCCCACCCTGGGGCTGCACCATGACGTTCTTAGCGCGCTCCAGGCCGTTCTGGTATTGCTCCAGATCCGATCGCCCGCGCAAAAGCGGATCTAACTCGCCGCTTGTAAAGTTGGTCGCTAGGCGAACAATCCGCATCAGTCACGAACCTCGACCAAGGAAAAATCTTCGATCGACTTGGTAAGCCGCCCACGGCTGTCAATGTTGGTTGCCTCACGGAACAGGCCGCCCCGTCCGTTTTCTCCAGGAGATCCAAACGCAATGGTTCGCAGATAGTCCATCTTCTGCACCTGGTCCGTGATGACGATCGCCAGCTCGGCCGCCATCGCAATGCGCAAAAGCCGCACGAAATACGGCGGCATAGTAGCCTCGCTCACCGAATCCTGATAATCGATATATACAGTTTCCAGGTTGGTGAAGAGCTGCGAACCATAGATCTCCCAGCCATGATTGATCGGGCGCGCCGCATCGCTATTGCTGTCAAACACAGCATGGACGCCGGTTAGCATGTTGCCAGGAAGCTGGTATGCGTATTTCCACTCATTGATCGGCGCAGTCACAAGGCGCGCAACCTGGACCTTTTTCATGGACCAGGACCAATCATAGCGGCTGAGAAGATTATCTTTGAGATCTGGATAAAGGCGCGAGCACGCGGTCGCCGCCGGTGTGCCTTCATCAAATGAAGAAATAACGCTGGCACCCAGCATTACCAGCGCATCAGAGCAGATCGAAACGTCAGTATCGCCAGCGGCCATGTTATCACCTCATTATGGTGAGAGGGGCGACCGAAGCCGCCCCAATCTTTTAGATAACTGCCGTTGTGATAACGCCGGCGGTATTGGTTGCGACCAGGGTCTGACCGCCATCTGAGCCATAGGTATAAATCCAATCACCAGTTGTGATGATTGCCTCGACATCATTGAAATAACCAGAGCCAGCGATTGCTGCCTTGTTATCAGTTGCCGATTTATAGCTATAAATGCTCGGAGCAGATCCAGCCTTGGAAGCCGCAACAGTTGCCCAGTTTGCTTGTGCAAATGCCATTGTTCAGACCTCCTTACGCTTCGGTGCAGGAGATCTTGACGATCCCCTCATCATCGATTGCAACAGCGCCAGCCGAGAACATCGAGGAAACCAGGAAGCTGGTCTTCTCAGGGATGTAGTTGACCTCGGTCTTTTGAGCCATCGATTCAGCATAACCGACCGAATCCATGTGCCATGCGAAGCAAGTCCGGGTGGACGGCTTCGGCACGCCGCCTTCGTCACGATCACCGATCGTGATAAAG